ATCAGTCTCAAAATCAATTATTAAATCAATATCATCATCACTAAAAAATGTTTTTACAAGTGAGTTTTCTTTTAATATTTCTATTGCCTCATGTACTGTTATTAATTCTCTGTGTATATTTTTGACTGTTTCATCAATAAATAATTCCGCTTCAATATATCCTTGCTCTTTTGCCTTACCCATAAATATTGTCTTTCTGTTTTTAATTAATTAAATAAAATTTGATTTGCTCTATTTTGTCAATAGTATTTTATATTATTTTGCTATTGACTTCGAGTTATCAACATACTATATCTTGTGTCTATGAAAGCCCTCAAACCACTAGATGTTGTGTCAAACAAAAAACAACCAAACTTGAAAAATTTTTATTTTTGTGGTATTTTTGCAACAGACGGAAAAAAGCTAAAAGCTGAAGGCTCAAGCGTGAAAAAAGCTAAAAGCTGAAGGCTCAAGCGTGAAAAAAGCATCAAGCGAAAGGCTCAAGCGTGGGAGTACCAAAAAAACTAACCGAAAAACAAATCATTTTTGTTCACGAACTAATTAGTAATGAAGGACAGATAACGGCTACAGAAGCGGCCATACGTGCCGGTTATCCAGAGTCATCTGCAAGACAACAAGCCTCAAAACTACAAAATGTAAAATATTATCCTTTGGTTTGTGAAGAAATCAAACGTGTGCGCGAAGAAGTACAGAAGAAATATAACGTAACAATAGATAGACACTTCAAAGAACTACAAAAAATAAGGGACGCAGCGGTTGAAAAAGAATCATATTCAGCAGCAGTCCAGGCAGAAGTTGCGCGTGGTAAAGCAGCAGGATTATACATCAATGAAATGCATGTCAAACATGGTAAGATAGATCAACTTACAGACGCAGAAGTACAAGAAAGAATATCTGATTTGATGAGTAAGATGAACGTAATAGAAGTTGATTCAGAAGAAGTCAAAGACTAACTATTCTGGGTCATTCACACCCTTTTTGATGTAATCCAAGAACCATGGGTTATCTCTAAACACACCCATCAAATAATTGGTAAGTTGATTTACAGTTAATTCTTCAGCATTATCTTCTTTCAAAGGTCCTTCAGCTTGGTTAAGTCCGGATCCATAAACGCATGCATGCAACACTTCATGCAGCAAAGTATTGCTGCGCTCTTGGCCACACAAGTCATGCTGTATCTGAATTAGCCCTTCTCTAGCTTTATAGTGTCCGTAACAATCTGTAAGATTATCTGTCTTAAAATCTGGTGCAATCCATTCAATTTTTAGATCTCTATAACCTACCTTAACTGATTCCGGGAACCCTTTAGGGGTATCAACTTTCTTTGGTTTCGTTTTCGTGACTTTCATATCGAATACTATAGTGTATATTTCGACTACTTTCTAGAATATTTTTTGGTTTTTTAATTGTTATGCGTAAAATGTCACTATGTAGTTACTACATTGTCTACATAGTTACTACATTTTACACTATCTATATTATTGATATTATTATATTTTATACTTTTGTAGTAAGTGTAGTAGGTGTAGAAGGGTCTACTCAGTAAAAAAATATTTTTTATAACTACTCAAGATATCCCTTATACGTTGTCCGTTAACCGTTGTCAATTGTCCCTTGAACCTTGCCCCTTAACCTTCGATAAAAGTCACCGGATACCGATATTTTCTCCATTTTCCGCTCATTTTCGGCCTCTAATTTTCGAACGGTGCTATTTACCGACTCTTTAGAGCCCATATCACGTTCTGTAGTAGCCTCAATCCACCGTATATCGCCCGCTGTCAATGGTTTATAGGTCATTTGCACCAATCCTCCTTGTTATACATATCATATTTCACACCATAGCCCTTTCTAATAAGCACATCGGACATATTTTCGCCATCAACGTACACATATCCAAGCATACGACCATAGTATCCACGAACTTTTGACACATGGACTGCCACTTCTTTTGCATTATCAATGGTATCGTTTAAAAAATCTCTGGCTTCCAGGGCTTTGACGCGCTCCAAGCCGCATTTTGAATTACGAATCTCCGGCGTATCAACACCAAGCAATCGTATAGGCTCTCTGTTGACATAGCAGGTGTCACCATCATAACAATAAATGTCGGCTGTCGCTGTAGTTGTAAATAAAAGTAAGATTAATAATCTAATCATCAAGGCCATAGTAAAACCACAGGTCACTAACCTGGTCGCGCAGTATCTGTATCTCAGATGAGCACCAGTTAACGTCAAGATATCTGTATTGATTGATAGACATCGATGTCAGTAGCACCATGATTGCGAATAAAAATAATGTTTTCATAACTCCCCCTTGTTATTATCACGATATTGTTTTTGATATTCTTTTGTCTTTCGTTTAAAAAAGTCTATACCTTCAGGACTTTTCTTAAACATAGATATTACCTCTTTTAAAACTTTTATTCTACTCCTTAGTTTTTTTAAAGTTTTGATTCTGTAATATCTTTTGTGATAGTAAGCTCTATCATCTTTCATATCAATTTTTATTTTTTCATTTCCTTGTACCAAGGACCTTTTATGATTTTATTTATTTGTTCGAAAAACTCTTCATTAGTCATATCGCCCTTCATTTGATTAATTTTAGTTCCCAAAGGTTGACAGTTTTCTAATTCGTTTCTACCTCCTCTGGCCACAGGTATAATATGATCTAAGTTCATGCCTAATGGGTGTGATTGAGCCTCCATTACAGAATGTTTGTTTCCGGTAATGGCACAGGTTACATATGGAAAAGATAATCCGTTTTTATCTTTGCCTTTATTTGGCCACAAATGTGACTCCATTTCTTCTCTTCTAGTCATAAGATCTAATCCTTTCGTTGATCCTAATTTATTTTTATAGAACGATCTAACTTTACAGTTCCAAGTTCTTTCTGGTCTTTTATTTATAAAAATTGGATTTCTTTTTTGGTCTATAATTCTATCAAAAAAATGATCTACTTTTAATTGAAAAGAGTCTCTTCTTTTTTGCATACGTTTTAGTGTTTTTTCTTTTTGATCTTTACCAAAACGATAAGAAAGAGTGCCTTTACTAATTTTGTATTTCTTAGATAGTTTAGTGTAGCTCCAACCTTTATGATGCCAATTTTCTATTCTTTCCCAAACTTCAGGGTCTATTCTTTTTGCTGTACTTTGTGCTTTCATACTGTACTATGTAATGCTATTGTTCGAATCTGTCAAGTATTTTATCGCTATTAACGCACAAATACACAGGTGTTTGTTGTTTTTATTACGTTTTTTATTATATTTATAGTTAATAAGTATTCTATGTGTTTAAAAACTGGGTAATCGTTTAGGCGGTTGCCCTTTTTTTATTTTCTTTTTCCTTGACCACGATATTTTTTAAAGTTGCGTCGTTTGTGTTTATTCTTAGGACGTGAGCGTATGCTGTTGCCAATGCTAGTGCGTTTTTTTGGACCACGTGTGTGTTCAAAATGTGCTTTAGCTTTCCTCATTGTCTACTCCCATCACACCACCTAGACGAGCAAAGAATGCTTCACTCTCCAGGTTTCTTTCTTTGGCTTTCATTGTCCGTTGTTCGTTGAGCCTTAACAAATGTCCTTTAAATATTCGTCTAATATCATCGGGCAAGTAATCACGATCTAAAAACAATTCGATCTTTCTCATTCTAGTATACAACGGTATCATATTACAGCTCCTGAATTACAATTATCAAACGATATTTTTCTTTAGAACCTATAATAGTATTAGGTACAAGATCAATTTTCTTTATATCAAATGACGTGTTAGGATTAGAACCAAACCCCATCGGTACAGCAAGAGACACTCTGGCGTTTGCGCCCTCTGGACTTGCACAAAATTTTTCTAACCTCGCTACTAGTTCTTTAGTTGTCCACTTAACCATCTATTTCTCCTGATCATAAAAATCTTCATTACGTTCTTCAAACTGCAACCAAAACACAAGCAGATATCGATCACCTTTTTTAACCGGTAGACCTCTGTGAAGGTGCGTAAAACTAGGAAAAATCAATGCATTGCCCGTTGGCAATGGTTCAACAACTCCTCGTTTAAAAAAATCTGTTCCTCCACCTTCGTAGTCGCCGGTGTTCAATGGCACGACAACACTTATATCAGACAACGCGTCATGATGCCATGCAGTCTGTACAATCTTACGTGGGTTGTAGTTTGCAAGTTGTATACCACCGCCTGCAACTTGACGGTTCCAAATAGTTTCAAACACCGCATTCATTTTTGAAAATACAATTTTCATTAGTGATATGTACAAATCTTTAGCGTGATGTTGTAAAACAAATTCATTAATTCTATGTTGAGGCATTTCCTCTTCGTTAGGAGTAAACCCAATTAACTTTTCCATATTACCAATTTCATCAACTAACATTGTACAAAATTCTTTTGAAAACATTGGCATTGTGTAAACTTCTTTTACGGGTTCTTTGATTAGTTTACTGAGTTCTGTTTCTTCTGGGTCCTCTAGCCCTTCTCTTTTTGTAAATTTATCAATAGCAGGAATAGAATCAGTAATACTTTCAGCAACTTTTTTCTCTAGGAACCAATCTCCGGCCATGAGTAACGCCAGGTTTTTGTAAACGTAAGGTCTTTTCTCTTCTTCAGGTATAGTCTTTGAATCGTATGTACTAAATGTTCTCATTGATTAAAATATGCCTCACAACGTTTCAACCATTTGTATTTGTAGTCATCAAGTTTATCACCATTCAATGTAAACATTTGCAGCGTCATACCTCGCGACGCCATTAGTATAACCCCTGCTTCCATTTTTGTTTTATACAACGCGTCATGAGCCATGATATAAGCCGCAAGCTGTATGAAATAGTCTTCAATCCATTCATCTTTTTTAGGTTTGTTGGTTTGTTTAAAATCAATAACTGCTGGCTGTTCGCGCCAAACTCCTGTACAATCGGCCGTGCCACCATAGAATGTGGGGTAGAAAAGGGGGATTTCGGTGCCCCAATATTCATCCATTGATGGCAAGGCATTCCTAACGATTAGTTGTGCCATTCGCTTGGCTATGATACCAATATTTGTTTGGTCGTCATAGCCGAGCCCTTTTATATGACACTCGAGGAATTTATGCATAGCTGTGCCCACCGACGCTGCCTGGTTTTTAATTGCTTCAGCCTCCGTTTCGCCAACTCGTTCTTTCCACTTAAGCAGACCTTCTAAGTCTTTTTTATTTTTAGTGGCAGAAATGATAGTCGTAACAGACGGGAGAAATTTTCCCTCGCCTTCATAATGACGTTTGCCATTAATTGTTTTACGTTTAACATCCCCGTAAGAATATTTTTCTGTAATTAACGACTTCGGTTCGTTATTTTTTTGCATGACCATTCAGCTTTAGTTTCTTAACTTTTTCCTTAGCTAAATGTTCAACAAGCTTTGCCAATGAAAAGGACACCCCTAAATCTTCTGACAATCTTTCTTTTATTAAATTAAGTTCTTTGTACGCTGTTTTCGACAGAGAAACAGACGAGTATTTCGTGATGTCTGGCATCATTACCTTCTTTCTTTTTTATTTATATAGCGATTTCTCGACCGGTCTCTTGGACAAAAGATACCTTAAGACTATTAATCGTTCTGTGAAGTTCTTCAACCTGTTGTTTCAACATTTTGTTTTCTTCGTGTAAACGAATTGCCTCAAAATCGTTGCCTACTGTGTAGGGCACCCAATTATCTTCCATATAGATTCCTCCATATTCTATTATAATCTACCACAACATATAGTAATATACTATTGACTGTCAACAAAATATTGTTATTATATAAAATAAATCAATAGAAAGAAAGGCTTAGCATGAGCAGAACAGAACTAGATAATCGTCGTCCGGCGTACGCATTTCAAATAACTGACAGTGGAGGAACACCTTATAGGCTTGCTGTTTCGTTTCAAGATGAGAAAGTTAAAGAAATATGGATAAGTGGAGGAGGAAAAGTTGGTACAGAAAAATTTGATATACTAACTGAGTTTGGAAGATTAGTTTCTGTTGCATTGCAACATGGTGTACCTTTTGAAGAACTACAATCTTGTGCCACCTATCACAGTGACGGTAGACCGTCGACCATTGTCGGTGAAGTATTTAACGCTATCGAGTTTAAAGATTAGTTGTCTTCAGGATCAAAATCAAATTGTATATCTAAATCTAAATCAGCATCAGATTCAAATATGATTTCGCTGTCTTCCATTGCTTTAGCAACCGGCAAAGGAACGTAAATTAATTTACCGTTTTTATATTGTTTAAATTTTTGATAACAAAGTTTGCAAAAGAAAGTATCGTCTACTACTTTCTTCATAGTTGTTAGATTACCACATCCTGGACACAGGCATACATTAATAACATTTTTATTAGTCATTTTGCCTCTCCCCAGTTCTTTACAATAGCATAGTCGACTTTGCTTGGTACATGTAGATCAACACACGTTTCCATTTTATTTTTTATATTAAGTGCCTCGCTTTTGTTTTCAACAGATATGTTTAATTCGTCATGCACTTGTATATGAGGTATGATACCATCCTGTTCATATAAGTCTACCATTGCTTTCTTTGTTTGATCCGCTGCAGACCCTTGAATTAACTTGTTCATTGCCTTGTATGTTCCTGCGCGTTTGTAATTGCCATGACCTAAAGCATTAATTGCTTCTTCTTTTGTTTTGTAAAAACCTTTCTTGCCAAACTCTCTTGGTTCATAAAAAGGGAAACGACAATGCCTACCTAATAAAGTTTTGATCTCTCCCCTTGCTGACGCTTTGTCCATAACATTGTAAGTTAACTGTTTTACAAACGGAACTTTGCTTTGGTATGTGTTTATTATTTCTTCAGCCTCTGCACTTTCGATACCAAGTTCATTCATTAATTTGTTTTTACCCATACCATAAAAGAGACCAAGGTTTATTGTCTTAGCCTGTCCGCGAGGAATCTGTGCAATATCTGCAACCATCTGATGAAAGTCAGCGTCACCTTCACGATAACCACTTATGATTGAATGTACGTCTAAGTTGTCGCAAAAAGCATAATGAACAACAAGTCTTGGTTCTTGTTGAGAATAGTCAAACATACCCCACTGCTTACCTTCTTCAGGTATAAACAAACTACGAATTAACTTTTTTATATCTTCGTTACGTGCAGGAATTTGTTGTAGGTTAGGATTACTATAACTGAATCTACCTGTTACTGTACCACCATCATCACTTCTCATCTGATGTATCTCAGAATGTATGCGTCCTTTGTGTTGGTGTCTTAAAATAGTTTCTATAAATGTTGTGTTAGCTTTGTTCATCTCTCTTGCTTCCACAATCTTTTGAGCTATCTCGTGTTCATTACTAGATAAAAAATTCTTTGTAAAACTTGGCGCACCACTTTTAGGTGTTCTAGGATAAGGTATATTCAAGTGATCAAAAGCTTTTGCAATAGAAGCTGCGGCCCATATCTCTATGTCCCTACCACATATCTTTTTTATTTCCTGCATTAATTCTTTTTCTCTTTTTGATAATAATTTTTTAGCGACTTCTGCTTGCTCCAAATCCACACGTACGCCGTTTGCTCTCATGTCAATTAGACAAGGCTGTAACCTTGTTTCTAGATCGTAAATATCATGCAGTTCTTGTGCTTCTATTTCTTTTTGATTAAACACATACAAATCGTACGTTAGCCGTGCATCGTATTCCGCATACTCACCAACATGCATAGAAGGTAATTTGTACATTTCTTTTTTTGGATCAACACCAAACTCTTTGGCTGCTTTGTATAATAAATCTTCGTTCTTTGTTTCACCTAATTTTTCTTTTGCTAAACTGTTTAACGTAAATGAATATCTGTTCTCATCTATCAATGCACTAGAGATCATCGTGTCATGTACTTTACCGTTGACCGTTATCCCTAGACTTCTTAACCATCCTAAATCGTACGACGCATTATGAAAAATTTTATCACAATCAAGTTTTGCTACACCTTTAAACCAGTCTAACACCTTCTTTTTATT